CATTTACTGTACCATTGAGGAGCTTAGCTTTAAGGAGGATGCGGCGGAGGGCAGCGACATCATCTGCGATATTGTGCTGCGGCAGTACAGAACCTATTCAACCTATGTGGTGAGTACTGCAAGCGGGACAGCCCTTTCCACCGAATCAAGTGGCAGAGAAGTCCCCCAAAGCGTAACCGTTGCCACCGGGGACACCCTATGGACCCTTGCAAAGAGGTACTACGGCGACGGCAGCAGATGCTATGAGCTGTATCAAAAAAATCGGAACATAATCGAGGCGGCGGCAGTCCAAAACGACCTTATCTGCTCGGAAAGCGGCAGGTACCTTTTTGCGGGTACTGTCCTGAGCCTATGAAGGGGGTAGGACTGTGAGCAAGGCAGATTTAATTGTGGAAAAGGGACTTTCCCTTAAAGGCTCCCACGAATACGACAACTACTGTCAGAGGTTTGTACGTGTATGCTATGAGGCGGCAGGCATATATGCTCAGGCGGCAAGCGCAAAGGAAGCCTGTGAAAAGTGGAAGATTTCCGACAATATGAACAATATCCCCCGTGGGGCTGCGGTCTACTACAAGGGCAGCGGCGAATACGGTCACGTGGGCATAGCTACGGGCAACGGCAATATTATCCACGCCGCCAACGGCGTTAAGGTGGAGGGGCTGGAGTACTGCGACAAGAAGTATGTGTTCATCGGCTGGGGCTGGCACGGAGGCAGCAAGCCCGACGGAGGCACAACTTCATCCTCCGGTTCCACGGGTTCCTCCGGCAGTTCTTCAAAAAAGGTCAAGCGTGAGATTGAACAGATCAAGTACAACCGCCTTTCCGGCTATGAGGACGGTATTACCGGAGCTATTGACACCGCCGTTACAGGCGAGCGGGGCTACGAGCTGCTTATTGAAAACGACAGGGTGTATATGCCTGCGGTAGCCGATACCCTTACCCTTGAGTATCGCCGCAGTCTTTCCCCTACGGTCCTGCGCTTTAAAGCCCTTAAGGACAATGAGCTGGACTTTCGGGAAGGAAGTCCTGTAAGACTCAGGGTAGGGGGCAATGATATATTCAGGGGCTATGTATTTGAAAAAAGCCGCACCGAAAGGGACATTATTTCCGTAACGACATATGACAGCCTGCGGTACTTTAAAAACAAGGATACGATTTTGTACAAAAACAAAAAGTACAGTGAGCTGTTGACCATGCTGGCGGCGGACTACAGGCTTAAGACGGGAGATATAGCCGATACAGGCTATGTCATAGCAAAGCAGCTGGAGGATGGCACAGTATTTGACATACTTGCCAATGCCGCCGACATTACCTTCGGGGCAACGGGCAAGCGGTATGTGCTCCTTGACGACTTCGGCAGCATTTGCCTAAGGAGTGAGGAGGATATGAGGACAGACATAGTGCTTAATTCGGGGGTGATAGGCTCCTTTGACTACACCTCAACCATTGACAGGGAGGTCTATGACTATGTTCTGGCGGCATATGACGACACTTCCACGGGCATAAGGCAGGTGTACACTTTATCGGACAGCAATACTGCTCTCTGGGGCAGGCTGCAATACTTTTTAAAGCTGAAGGAAGAAATGAATCCGGCGCAGATAAAGGCGGCTATGGAAAAGTACCTTAAACAGTACTCAAGAAAGCGCCGCTATCTTACCCTTAAGGAGGTTAAGGGAGATATAGCCGTAAGGGGCGGAACTATCCTGCGGGTTGCCCTTGACCTGGGGGACATTGTAATTGATGAGGAGATGACCTGTGAAAGGGTCATACACAGCTTTCAGGGCAGGGAGCACCTGATGGAGCTTTATCTTTACGGCAGAGAGGGGGAGTTTGATGTATGAGCTTATTTCACTTATAAAGCAGGCGGCGCTTGATGCGGTGACCGCCGAAAAGCCCCTTGCGCTGGTTCTTGGACTGGTGACACAAGAGGAGGACATTGAAGAGGACATACCCCTTGAAATCACCCTTGAGCAGAAGGCGGTAATCGACAGGGACTTCCTGTATGACACCCCCTCGGCACAGGGGCTTGAGGAAGGGGACAGGCTCCTTATGCTCAGGCAGAGGGGCGGTCAGAGGTATCTTATATTGACAAAGCTAAGGGGGGAAACAATAAATGACACCTGAAAACACGGGGCTCAACTCGGCGGCATATGATGTGTATGCCGACAGAACATATTTAATTGACCCGAAAAAGGGACGGATCAGCGGATACTGTGACGGACTTGGAGCTGTCAGGCAGGCAATCTACAAGATTTTATCCACTGTCAGGTACGAGTACATCATTTACTCGGACAATTACGGTACAAGGCTTATTGACTGTATGGGTTCTCTTACGCCCTATATGTGGGCGGAAATCGAAAGGATCATACGCACCGCCCTTTTGTATGACGACCGTATCAACAGGGTGTACGGTTTTCGGTTTGAGGAAAGGGGCAGGGTGCTGTATGCGACTTTCAGTGTGGATACGGACCTTGGCAGTCTTGAATATACACAGGAGGTGGGGGAAAATGTTTGAGGAATATACCTTTGAGAACATACTGGAGCGTATGCTTAACCGTGTGTCCGATGAAACGGACAAGAGGGAAGGTTCCGTTATATATGACGCACTTGCGCCTGCGGCTGTGGAGCTTCAGCTTATGTACATAGAGCTTGACAATATGCTTCGGCAGTGCTTTGCGGACACGGCGGACAGGACTTACCTTGTGCTCCGTGCCAAGGAAAGGGGCTTGGAGCCATATCAGGCAACGGCGGCGGTGCTTAAGGGTGTCTTTGAACCCTCGGATATTGATGTGGAGGGGAAGAGGTTTAACCTTGGATCCCTTAACTATGTGGCAGGGGAGCTGCTGGAGGACGGCAGCAGGGCTGTCTACTGCGAAACTCCCGGAGCGGAGGGGAACCTGTACTTCGGTACGCTGCTGCCCCTTGAGTACATAGAGGGGCTTAAAAGCGCCTATCTTACGGGAATCATAACCGAGGGCAGTGACGAAGAGGACACGGAGGCGTTCCGCACAAGGTATCTGGAGAGCCTTAATGCTCAGGCGTTCGGCGGCAATGTTGCGGACTACAAGCAGAAGATAAGGGAGCTTAACAACAGTGATGATATAGCCGCACTGGGCGGTATAGGTCAGATACGTATCTACTGTGCGGACGAGTGGAACGGGGGCGGCACGGTGAAGGCGGTCATTACCGCCAGAGATAACGGGGTGGCAGGTACTTCCCTTGTTTCGGCTG